AGGCAACGTCCTAAACGTCGAAGACTATGTGGCCAACATGGACCTGGACGTATGGCAGCGTGTTGAGATCCCTATAGCAGACTTCGCACTACCTGCCGACGTCGACAAGATCATGCTCAAGTACGCCTCCAAGGGCGGACAGCAGTTCTGGTTCGACGACATCGCGCTGAACACTTCGGCCGGTGGTGGACCGTTCACCTACCGCGTCGCTGCCCCAGATGCCAACACGCGCTATCACCTCCGGATGGCCGTGTTGATGCTAGCTGGCCCGGCGGCTGGGTGGAACCACGACGCCTTCGCAAACATCGCAGGAGGAATCGCTAACGGCTTGCTGCTTCGGCACTACAGAATCTCAACGGCTGAGACACTGACGGCGATCAACACGAAAGACAACATCGAGCTGTTTGGTCGGTTCCATCCACAAGACGACATCACGTTCGCAGACAGCGTGCTTCAGGTCGGTTTTATGCTCAAGCCAGGAGATGCGTCGCTCGTCATCACTGACGACGACGTGTTCGAGTTCATCGTGCGCGACAACCTCTCGACGCTCTCGAAGGCTCGGGCGTTCTGCCATTACGGGGAGGAGGCCATCTAATGGACCTTCGTCAGACAATCAACAGCCCCGACGGCAAGCCAGTCACGGCCCCGACGTTCGAGGACACAGGCGGCATCCACCCGCAGTGGAAGGGCTACAAGTACACCGCGACTGCTGGCGCGACGAACATCTACGACGAAGTCGTCACGGTCGAGAAACAACTGCGCGGTGGCTGGTACGAGCTGCTCGACGCGACCACGAAGGCAGTGGTCGACGACTACATCGAGTTCGCGGTCGTGGACAAAGACGATGTGCTCGGCCTGTTTGCCACCTACGGCCTGACGGTCGGCGTCGACGTGCTGGAGCTGAAGAAGTACGTCCAGACCGAGTACATCAACCCGTCGTTGCTTGGTCGCCAGGTGTTCCTGGTTGGTTCGACCTTCGTGATCTTGGCGGGGCTGTACCTGCGCACGATCTACGAATCGACCGGCGCGGACAACGTCTGCTTCAAGGTGGTGACACTTGCCTACCAATAAAATCATGGTCAACGGCAAGGAAGAGCCCGCCAAGAAGAAGTTCAAGCTTCCTCCTGACGTGGACTGGCAGGCCATCGCCAGGGATAAGCAGGAAGACGAGAAGAAGGCCAAGAAAGCTAAGGAGTCGAAGTGAACTGGCCCAAAAAGGTGACCATCACTATTCTGCTCGTGTGCGCAGCGATCCTCATTGGTTGGGACATCTACGTCGCGGCGAACAAGGAAAGCGGCGACACGATCAGCGAGATCTTACTGTGGGTTAGTAGACATCCTGTGTTCCCCTTTGCGTTCGGCGTGATTATGGGGCACCTCTTCTGGCCTCAGTATAAGGACGAGCCCTGATGCAAGGCGCTGATGTGAGAAAGCTGTTTGCTAAGCTCGACGAGGTGAAGACGGAGATGGTAGGCGTGCGCGCGGAGCTCAAGCGGGTGGCAGCGAATAGCCAGCTCGTGGTTGCGCAGGTTCAGGAGCATGGTGGTTGTATTGACCGTCTCGAGGGAGCAATCTCCAGACTCAAATATCGCTGCCCGATGTTCGAGTTGGAAGACAAGCCCCAAGAGGGGCCGGCGGATAACGGGAGCGAGCGACTGCGCCCTAGTTCGAGTGAATACGCGGCGTTGGACGCTACTACCAAGAAGGAGTGAGCACCTACAGCGACGAAGTGCCCTTGCTCAGGTATCATTACCTGAGCGCGTCTACTAACGGGTACCTGGGATTTATGGATTACGATGGAACCAGCCACTCTCAAAGCACTGAGCTCGCTATACGTCTATGGACCTCTGGGTATCCTAGCTGCGCTGGGCTTCGTCCTCTACTTCCTGCAGGTTCGGAAGACTGACGCGATGATGAAGCGTAACGAAGAGCTATCCGAGAAACTCTACGAGGTCAGCCTGGCGTCGATCCAGGCTGATGTCGATCATAGTCGAGCATACGAACCCTTGGAGAAATTCTTCGACGCTGTCCTTCGGGCAGTGGTTGAGAGGAAGCCATGACCCACGAGAGCGATCTAACGTCAGTTGGCGCGATCCTGATAAGCATGGGAGCAGTGACGCGGGCACAGGTCGAAGAGGTCGTCGAAGAGCAGCGCAAGCTTCGGGAGGACGCTCTATTGGGACGTTTGCTCGTGGCGAAGGGCTACTGCACGCAGGACCAATTCGACATTGCGATGGCGGCACAGAAGTCTATGCGCAACGGAAATAAGGAGAAGCGCGCGCTTGCTGTTGCCGACATCTCCTTGGCGCGTTCGCGGCGGCAGAGCGTGCATGCCACTCGCAAACGTCTCATCGAGAAGGGCCAGGCGGCCACACGCAGCATCACGAACGAACGGAATGCTGTCATTACTTCCGCGATGCTAGCCAAACCCGCTGACGGTTAGTAGGATGCCCACTGATGGCTCTACCAGCAACAGTGGGCACGGCCGTTCCGATCGCTCTGATTCTTGAGGACGGAAACGAGCTCCAATTCCCCCAGGCTGAGATCTACGCTCAGGGGGCCACCACTCCCACCGCTACGATAGACCTCGGCCACAAGGCGAGGGGTAGCTACGAGGCGGACTGGACGCCGATCGTGGTGGGCACCTACCGCGCGGTCTTCATCACCTACGCGGACGCCGGCCACACGATTGAGAACATCGTCTACTCCCGGGCAATCGAGCAGGTTTTCGTCACGGTCGACTCGATCGATGACCTGTCGGCCAAAATCGTCCGCATTCTTGGGCTGGTACACGAGAACGCCTTCATCGATAATACGGTGCATGATGCATTCGGATCGCTGGTGGCTGCGCGCGTGCGCCTCTTCGACACGAAGGCCAACGTGGAGGCCGCCACGGATGGTGGCAGCGAAACTACTGGCCTTCTCTCCACCTACGAGATCGAGTCGACGTTCGAGGCCAACTGCCGGCTGGGCAGCTACCGGATGAAGAAGGTATGAGCGTCTCACTCGCCACACGTGGGATGATCCAAGGCTGCTGTCAGCAGGAGACCGTAATCAGCTTGGACGGCCCGCTGATGCAGCAGACGCTCGAGGTACGCCCACGGATCCGCACGGCGGCGGGACCGCCCGCTCCTGTGCTCACACCTCCGACACCGATAACGGCGCTCGAGCTCAGGCCTTCGATGCGCGCGGCCGACGCGCCCGCACCACCAGACACCGATCCGAAGCCGACACAGATCTCCACGCAGGAGCTCAAGCCGAAGATCATCAAGGCGGAGGAGGAGTAAATGGCCGTTATCAAGGTCAAAATCTTCGTTCCGGAGATTGCCAACGTCCTCACGCTCTTCGACCAGATCCAGGTCCAGCGCTCAGAGGCCGGCACTCCTTACTCGGATGCCAAGGACATCACGGCACCGGCGGCGACCGTGGCCGTCTTGGTGAGCACGAACGAGGGCCCGTTCGCGGGGCTGCAGGGCACCGACATCAAGCTCAAGGTCGACCAGGGGGCCGAACAGACGCTGACTTTCGTGTCGGCCAACCCCATCTCTCTGGCGAACGCCATCGGCGAGCTCGCGGCCATCACGGACATCACCGCGTCGGACGACGGCTCGGGCAAGCTGAAGATTGAGAGCAACGAGCTCGGCACGGACAGCGTGCTGGAGATTACGGGCGGCACGGCGCTGGCCATCCTCGGGTTCACTGTCGGCCAGAAGGACAACGGCGAAGACTCCAACATTCCGTTGGTGACTGCGGTGTCCGAATACGTCTACGACGACCAGAGTGGCGCGGCGTCATTCTGGTACCGCACCCGGTTCTTCAACTCGACCTCCCAGAACGTCAGTTCCTACTCGGACTGGATCCAAGGCTCGACGGGCGCCGCTATCGACGCCAGTTTCCTCATTGTGGGGAAGGTCAAGCTGGCTGACGTTGATGGCACTGCCCTGGTGGGCCGGGACGTAACGATCGTCAACGTCTACAGCCCTCTCTCCCAGGACGGCTACTTCCTGGCCGGCCGGAGCAAGACCATCACGACGGATGGCGTGGGGCAGGCCGAGACGACGCTGATTCACGGTCAAATTGTGGACGTCATCATCGAAGGCACATCAATGATCAGGAGGATTCAGGTGCCCAGCACCGGCACTGAGTTCGACCTGATGGACCCGACGCTGCAGCAGGACGACCCCTTCAACATCCAGGTTCCAGATCTGCCGGCCGCGGTGCGGAGGACCTAATGCCTGGAAGAGGAAGCTACGGCCCCGGAGGCAAGTGGATCTACAGCCGAGCGAAGAAGCTCAGGGCGAAGAACCCGGACATGTCTGAGGGCGCCTCATTCGCCATCGCCACCCAACAGGCCCACAAGGTCAACAAGAGTCCCAAGGGCTTCCGCACGCCCGAGGGCATGGCTACCGCCAAGGCCAAGATGACGGGGCCAGTCAAGGAGTACCGCAAGACGGCCATGTGGCGCAGCTTCGCTAACGAGATGCTGAAGATCTCGATGGCGCCCGGAGACGTGGTAGGCCAAGCAGCTGCGGGCCCAGGGCCGCTGCCCGGTGGGGGCGACGCACCCTCAAATCCCCTCACAGGGGGCGCCCTAAGCGACACGAAAGGTCCCCAGGCCTCGGCGGTGCCCAAGGGCGCCGTGAAGTCTCTTGGACCGGCTCCGGCGTCTGTGGTGAGCCCTGAGAAGGCGGGCCTGCCCAATGCGGGGGTCTCCGCAGTCGGCGCGCCGAAGCCCATAGAGCCGGGTGGAGGGTCAACGAGTGGACAAACCCGTGCAAGCTAAGGCAAAATCCGATCTAGCTGCGGCGGAGCGTGGATAATGGATACGACAGTCCTGCAAGGGTTCTTCAATGAAATAGAGTGCATAAGCGCCCAAGAGAAGACGGCCAGCATCAGTGGAGCAATTCTGCGTGGTGCGGCGAGGCGTGCAGCGAAGCGACCAGTGGAGACTGTGGTCTTGGCGCGCGGTGCCAAGGGTAGGGTCGAGCGCGGCAAAAGGCGTCACCAAGAGACGATGCGCGCGCTCGATGAGAATAATCCCTACCCGGCCGGCTGGGTGGCGCTTGGAATGCGCCCAAGGAGAGGCTGATGGCACCGACCCCTGAGACTGTAAAATTCTACCTCACGGACCAGAACACCGACCCGATACTTGGCGTCCTCGTGCGCGTGTTCGATGCGGCCGGCGCCGTGTTCCAGACGCAGGATGTGACTGTGGATGTGGCGGGCGATGCTGTCGCCGAGGTGACGCTCAACGGCGACACCGTCCCGATCAGCTACACCATCCGGATGTCCAAGACCGGTGTGGCGTTCGATGGCAGCCTGGGGAACGACAGCAAGAGCCCCCAGCTCATCGACGTCTACAGTCCAGCGGCAGGAGCTCCAACGGGGAAGAACGACTTCGACATCCAGGGCGAGACGTTCACGCTGCCCGCGGCCATAGACGCCCGGCTGTGCCGGGCGAGCGGCTTCTTCAAAGACGCATCCGGCAGGCCCTTGGTCGGGTTGGACATCAAGATCGTGAACCAGTTCAGGCCGGCCGTGGTGGACGGGTTCGCCATTATGGGAGAGCGCCTAGACCTGCGCACGGATGAGAATGGCTACGCCCAGGTGGATCTCTACCGTGGTGGGGAATACTGCGCATGGGTCCAGAGCGTCCAGACGGCGATGGCAGACCCCGAGGGGGCTATCGTCTTCCCGCGCGATGTCGTGGTCCCCGACCAGACTTCGATCAACTTGGTCGACCTGCTCTTCCCTGTTGTGGGCACCGTAGGGTACACGCCTGCGTCGGTCTCTGTTGCCGTCGATGGTGAGCAGGAAGTCACTGTCGTTGTGACAGGAACGGACAAGCGCGTGCTAGCAGGCATCGCGCCTAGCGACGTGATCTACACGGTCGACGATCCCACTATTGCAGTAGTCCGCCTCGGTGCAGATACGGTAACCATTGTCGGCCTGACGGCTGGCTCTACTCAGCTCACTGCCACGCGAAAAGATTTGACGATCGTCACGGTGCCGACGCCCGCCGCGTTAGCAGTGCTGCCTATCACCGTGACCTAGTGGGCCTGCTCTTTGTTCAAGCATGCCGCCCGTATGGGCAAGGAGAGCGTCTGTTGTTGGCGTCCGTCCTGCGCCGCGCTGCCTACGATATCGCTCTCTACCGAGCATCTCCTAAGCTGCGGATGCAGAGGCTGGGGGAGGGGGCGTACCGCTGGATGTTCGACGACACGGCGGAGCACTTTACTTCCTTCTTGAGCATCTGTACTCTTTTGGATCAAGACCCGCAGGTGATTCGTAGGAAAACACTGACACTTACGCGAAAAGACGTGCGAAAGTTCGACCTGGTGGACGCACATGGCTGCCTTTAAGACCGCAGAAATCGAGGCCGCAGTCTCCCAGTTCGTCAAGGCGAACGTGGTCGAGGAGCGGGACGAACTCGGGCCGGTCAAAGAGGACGTCAAGTTCTCCGAGGTGCTCGAACTCATCTCCTCGACGTTGATCTTCGACCCCAACTCCATATTCTACGTCATCTTCTTGGCCACCAACCGGCTGAGCACGGACGTGGCGGCTACCCTCGTGGTGGTTGAGGATATCCAGACCGCGATCGCAGAGGTCAGCCACCGGACGAAGGACATCACACGCACGACGCTGCTGGGGGATGCGGCTGCGGCCCTGCTCGAGGTGGACACCATTCTCAGCAGTCGTGACGCCCTCAGCAACAGCGCATTCAACCGCTACCTGTCCTCCACGAACGCGTTCGTTGGCGTGTCGCTGGAGCCGAACATCAAGTCCGGCTCCGATCTCATCAGGCCCCCGCAGAAGGCGCGAACAGACGCACGCACTGCGTTGGCTACGTTGGCCACGAGCTACGCTGACCATCTGGCGGTTCTCGCGCAGCTCCAGGAAATGCTGACCGAGTTCAACGCCCTCAACTTGCCCGTCCTCGCTATTCAGGATTCGGTACGGAAGGCGCGGCGCGATCTCAAGTCGCTGCAGGCCACGTTCGAGGACACGGCTACTACTCGAGACGCCAAGATAGCTGAGTCTCGAGACGCGTACCTCCGGATCACTGCCGGCAAGGCAGTCCTGAATAGCTACAACACGGTCTCCGACCCTTCCAGCCCACGTCTCCAGTCTACCGCCGCACTCACTGGGCGCGCTGCCATCCCGCTGGGGGACGGCGTGCTGACAAAGGTTGAGGTGTTGGGCACCAAGTCAGCTCCTTGGGAGATTGACACCGGTACGAATGACGAGTTCAAGGTCGCTGCAGACGGCGCACTCGAAACGACGTATACGATCGTGCCCCCGACGCGCCCGAGCGTCACAACCTTCTTGGATGAGACTTGGGATGCAACAGGCCCAGCGGTGGCCTACCAAGTCATCGTGACCACGCAGGACAAGCTCGAGATCGATGGCCTAGCGCCGCGCGTGGTGCTGACTGCTGGTGCGAATCGCACGGCGGCGAACATCGCTTCGGACATCAACACCTGGGCAACGGCCAACAGCTTCCCGTATACCGCATCATCCCCCGGCGGGTTCGTCAAGATCGAGAAGACGTCGGGCGGAGCGCAGCGCATTCGCATGACGGCGTTCAACGGCACTGATCGCGCTGCGATACTAGCCACCTACACAGCGCTAGGCTTCTACGAAGGGCAGGAGGACACTGTCGCTGGCGTGACGGCCGCAGAACTTGCTTCGCAGATCAATGCGGTCGGCGAGCTTGTAGCTGAGGTGGAGCTGACGCAGTTCGATGAGGGCGTCAGCGGGGCTATGTTCAGCTCCACTGAAATCGACTTGCCTTTGGGGACGTTGGTCAGCCTCTCCCACGTTGATGACATCCTTGTCCTGCTCTCGGGTCAAAGTGCGGGAGCGCATCGGATTGTCAGCATTACCCAGCCGGGAGTAGACCGCATCACAGTGGCAACAACGCAGCCGTTTGTGCTTGCTGAATCGGGTATCGAGTTCCGCATCATCCGCGAGCTGCTGAAGATTACGTCGCCGGCAACGGGACTGACGGGGCAGATTATCGTCGGTGCGGGCAACGCCAACACCACCCTTGGGTTTACCGCTGCCGCCGCCAAGAGCACGACTACAGGATTCGAGGCAGTCCTAACGGCAGTTCCCCAGGACTTCACTCAGTCTGATGTGGTTGAGGGAGATCTCGTCCGCATTACGATAGGGGTGAATACGACCCAGCATGTGATCTCGGAGATCACAGGCAGCAACAAGCAGCTGGAAATCACACCAGCGATCGACGTGTCCCTGACGGGGCTGACCTTTCAGATCTTGTCCGCTGCGGCTGTTGCGTACGAGAACTTCATCGCTGCGGCTGTGGTGTGGGACCTGCTGCGAGAAGCTAGCGATTTCGAGGACGATACTCGAGAGCTCGAGCGTGTGATGAATCCGTTGTTGGCGAACAAGCGTCCATCCGCTTTCCAGATTGCGGACGCCAACACCGCGGCCACTGCGTTGCTCAGCTTGCTCAATTCCCTCAGCACGGTGCTGACCGATTTCGAGGTCAATGCTGTGGGGCGCGTCGACGCGGCGCTGAAGATGCTGCAGGAGCGCGGCATGGACCGCGGGTTCGACACGCTGATGGATGGGGAGATTGCGAACTTCTTCGGCTTCGACAAAGACGACGCGTCGAGCAGTGCTTTCATGTTGAAATCCATGCGGAATGTGGTGGTGGAGGACCTGCCGCAGTCCAAGCTAGACGACGATGGAGACGACATTCAGCACGACGAGCTGGTGGTAGACACTGACGCGGAACTCGACTTCAGCGACACGGATAGCGAGGATGAGGACCTGCACCCGCTTGGCGAGATCCCCGACTTGGATGATACTGACGCGAGCACCCTACGGCAGAGGCTCTAATGGCGCCCAAACCAAAAGCGAGTGCTGCTAGCAAACAGAACAAGCTGAATCTCAAGATGCGCGAGATTCTTGGGAATGCCTACTCCTTTGTCCGGGGAAGGGAGTACACTCGGCAAACGGCAAATATCACCTATGAGCAGCTGCTCGATCGCGCTATCCATGCGATTGAAGGCACGACTGGGCAGAGCGAGGTGAGGGACACCAAGCTCAATCGGATTAAGAAGATCAAGGAGGAGATCGGCAAGGCGGTCACTACGGTCAAGGGCAAGCCTCCCGAGTCCTGGAGCATCGAGAATGATTCGCGTGTCACCAAGAAAGACGCGACCAACACGAAGGAGTAGTCGGTGGATCTGCAGTACGCACAGTTCAGCGATTCACTGAGCCTGTCGGGCGCGCTCGAGATCCCTGGGCTTCTGCCGCGCACGCTGGAGCTCACAGGTCCTGACTTTCGTAGCGCCATCATGGTCGAGATAAACGACGAGGAATCGCCCTCGTTTGTAGTCGCCAGCAAGACCTCCATCCTGGCGCAGGTCCCCACCAGCCAGCTCAAAGCACGCATCCGCTCCATCTCTATCCTGAGCTCAGAGTTCACGGCCACCATCAAGAGCAACATTCGCTTCCGAATCGGGAACGACCCCCGCGGAGTGACTGGGCTGCGGGTGATGATGCAGACATTCCTGAAGATGTTGTTCACGACGGTCGGCACTGATGCGTTTCAGCAGTCGCTTGGCGGCAGCGCGTTGAAGAATATCGGGCAGAACTTTGCTGTCGATCAGACGCGCAACATGCTGTCTGAGTTTGCCATTGCGGTCAGCCGTACGGAGCAGCAGCTGCGGGTGCTACAGAGCAGGCAGACGCGCATAGCCGATGATGAAAAGCTGCTGTCTGCCAACCTATTATCCTTGCGGTTTGACGCCAACGCTTCGGCGTTGATCGCTCGCGTAGAGCTCATCTCGCAGGCGGGCACGCTAGCAATCACGAACTTGGAGCTGTAGATGGCCACCGAAGAGCTAAAAGACTTCGTCGAAGAGCGCCTCCGCGCATTCGATCCAGATATCGATCTCACTGATGGCTCGCCGGCTCAGGACCAGGTAGTCGACCCGGTAGTTCGCAGGTTCCAGCCTGACCCGTTCGAGATGGACGTGGAGGCTTTCCTGAGCGCGAGGCTGCAGCAAGAGTTCCCGGACATGAACATCCGGGAGGGCTCGGGCCTGCGCGACCTGTTGGTGAAGCCCAACCAGATCTTGATGGACCCCATCTCTAGGGAGGTTCAGCTCATTAAGCAGGGTCAGTCGCTGGCCAACCCCGAACTCCTGGCGCCCAGCGAAGCAGACGCCTTGGTGGCCAACCTTTTCGTCACGCGTCAGACCGGAGGCTTGTCCACAGGCACCGTCCGGATGTTCTTCAACGCGCCTGTAGCAATCAACATCAGCGTGGGCAACGTCTGCTTCACCAGCGAGGGGTTGCGCTTCCTGCCAACTACGCTGCAGAGCATCTCGGCCGAGGCCATGCTTTTCAACCAGTCGGGCAGCCTGTTCTACTTCGATATCCAGGTAACTGCAGAAGACACCGGCTCCGAGTACAACGTCAAGAAGGGCGACATCGTAGGGATCACTAACCTCAACGCGGCTGTCCGCGTTGACAACCTCGAAGACTTCGAGGATGGGTTGGATGAAGAGAGTACCGACGAGCTGGTCCAGCGCGCGGAGACCAGCATCACTGAGCGCTCGCTTGTGGTGGCTCGCGGCGTGTCTGCACGCCTGACTGAGCAGTTCGATGATCTACAGCATCTACAGATCGTAGGGATGCTCGACGTGGGGATGGAGCGCGACATCCTCACAGGCGGAGATCTTGGTCCGGTGCTGCTCTCGGGCAACGGCGGCTTCACTACGGACGACGATGACGGGGACGCGAACACGCTGTTGTTCCAGGAGCGGAACGCCCCATTCACGACGTTCTTCGGTGCGCCGGGAGTCGTTGAGAACTACTGGCTCACCTACTCAGAGCTCATCACGGTCTACCAGGCCCCGATCACGGGGGAGGTTCTCAGCGGGGATCTGACGCACTTCAAAATCGGAGTCTTTGGTTCGGACAGGACGCACTTCGAAGCCACTGATATCGGCCTCCACATCATCACATCCGCGACCAACGCCGCCAATCAGGGCGTCGCCAAGATCGTAGCAATTGTGGATGACCAGACTGCCAAGCTGGATCGCGTGGGTGTGGTAGAGACGGGCATCGGCTACGTCTTTTGGAGGCCGTCGAAGGATGTGGAGATCGAAGAGGTCTTGACGAGCGGTGAGCTGAAGCTCAAAAGCACCATCTCGGCCAACATGGAGTTCGCCTCCTGGACGATCCGCAAGAAGGAGATCACTATCTCCGGTATCCCGGGCGGCATCCTCTTCACTGACGACGCTGCTGCGATTGCCATCCAGTCGGATGAAGTTCACATCGGCGGAGCTACCGACTTCTACGTCCGTGGGACGGGCGTGTCGGAGTCCGAGCTGGACATCGCTTCTATCTCAGACGAGACACCCCTCACCAGCGCCGACAGCGGCTCTTCCGATAACTCGACTGTGGAGAAGTCCGAGTTCTTTCAGGACACGAGCGCGGACTTTGTAGCGCTGGGCGCCGCGGTAGGCATGTCTCTCATCGTTGAGACGGGCGTAGACGCCGGCACAAAGACCATCTTAGCCGTGGGCGTTGCGCCCGGCGGGGCAAGCGTCACCACGTATTTGCAGGTGACCCCTGCTTTCACTTCGGTTGCAGCGGGCTTGCGCTACAAGATCATCGATGACATCGACATCAGCTTGAACGAGCCTCGCACGATTCGAGACATGGGTGAGGACGTCCAGACTTTGCAGCTCAGCGACGTCGTGACTACTGCAGCGGCCATCGACTTCCTGTCGGTCGGGGCAGAAGTTGGTGATACGCTCGAGCTGCTAGAGGGCAACGACAAGGGTAAGTACAGCGTCCAGGCTATCGGCGGCGTAGGGAACAAGAACCTTCAGATCTCCGCGCAGCTGACCTCCACATCGAACAACATCGCGTGGGAGTTGTACAAGGCACAGGACGGCCTCGACCTGCCGCTGGTCCGCATCACTTCGATCGATCTGCTGGATAGCTCGAACCAGCCGACGGGTGATACGATTCCCTACGCCGACCCTGTAGACGCGCGCACGTCGGCGTTCTCCAATGCCGGCCTTGGCACCAAGGTCTCCACCACCGACGCCATCACAGGCATCGTGGGAACCGTAGACCTGGACGGAGCGATTTATCCTCTGGGCACTGTGGTGCTTTCGGTGGCGGTGAACGACGCGGTGGATGTGGACATTACGTTGACGGGCGCCACCTCGAAGACTGACCTGCTCGATACGATCAACACAGCCATCTTCAACATCGCGGGCACCTTGGCGATTGACGGCGAGTCCCGCTTGACCCTCCGCTCTGGAGATCGCTGGCTGCGGGTAGAGCCGGAAGCGGCCAGTGCGGGCACGGGGTACGCCGCCATCGGGCTCGACCCCCTTGGGGAGGACAACCGCCAGATCAAGAGTGCAGGCAACATCAGCGACTGGACCTCGTCGGCCTACGACCTCAAGGTCGAGAAAGATGTGGTCAGCCTTACAGAGGGCGGCAACATCGGTCACCTCTATCTGGTGGCAGTCGAGAGCAGCCCAAATCGTCTCATCGTTCTCGACTTCGACGAGACTACGGGGCGAGCTCGGTTCCTCGAGCCCGGCACGGGGATAAGCCTCAGCGCGGGCTCTCGCTCCTACGGCAAGGCGCGTGTGTACTTCCTGGACCCGACATCATTCGAGGCACGCGGCAACTGGCGCCCGCCCCTGAAGAACACGACGACATTCCCTGCCAACGTGGCGATTGCTGCAGCTGGTGGTGCGGCTGGTGCCATCGCATCAGATGAGCCTGCGCGCACGGCCTTCACTGCGACCATCAACGGGACGGAGTTGCGGTTCTTCCCTGATCCTGACCTCAGCTACCAGGTAGCTCCGGCGCCGACAGCGGACGTGCCCAACAATCTCAAGACGGTATCGGGCGACAACACCGTCGTCACTGAAGCGTCAGGCGACCCCACACTCGACTTGGGCAAGAACAGCCGAGATGCCGACGCGGACTTCCTGTCGGACGAGGTGTTAGCTGGGGACCTGTTGGAGATCACTTTCCAGCCAATTCAAGGCACCGTCGACATGGTGCCGTTCACGTTCGGTGCTGGAGGTACGTTGGACGGCTTGACGTTCATCCTCAGCATCGACGGAGCGCCGTTCAAGACGCTGACGTTCTCGGACCAGCTTGCTGCGGTGGACGACATCAAGGCTGAGATCAACGCTCTCTTCGGCGAGACGGTAGCCTTCACGGAGACTATCGGCGCGTTCAAGTACCTGCGTCTTGAGGCGGACTTCGAGATCATCATCCGCAAGGACGGCACGTCCAACTCAGTGCTTTCGGCAGGGTGGACGGCGGCCAACGTCGTCAACCAGGCGGTGGCAGACGTCGACGGGTTCTACCGGATCACCACGGTCGGGGAGCCTGCTGGCGGTGACCGGAGTAATCACGGCAGCTTGGAGCTTGTGAAGGTCAGCGACGGGGCGGCGCCTACAGCCAACGGACAATCGCAGCACTACCGTATTGTCCGGCCCGGGCTGCAGCGCATCCACTCCACAGACATGAACGATAATGCGGAGATAGGTCTCCACTACGTGGACATCGAGCTGGTCTCGGAGGGCTCAGGCAACGAGTGGAACCTCGATGCTGACGTGGTCATGGTCGTCACAGGCCATGCGTCAGACGGCTACCGCTTGCTGGTGGTTGACCCGAACCTGAGTTATTCCGAGGAGGAGGAGCTCCTTCTTGAGATCAGCCGTCGGATGCTGACAGTGGGAGCGACCGACAAGCCTTCGTCGGCCACGCAGCTGTTCAGCCAAAATATCCAGGTCAACTACGACCGCTCGCCGCTGGCCGCGCAGGTCCAGTCCTTCTCCAATTCGGAGCTCGAGCGGGTGCTCAACGCGAGCATCATAGTGCGGCATCTGCAGCCGCACTACCTGAGCTTCGACGTCACGTATCGTGGCGGCTCTTCGGCCGATATCGTGAGGCAGGACATCCTGGACTATCTGGATGCTCTGGGGCCAACGGAGCGTGTGGAGTCGTCAGACATCCAGAACGTCGTGCTCCGGCGCAGCGCCACGTTCGTCGAGAACCCCATAACGCTGGTAGCTGTGGTCCATGATGAGGAGAGAAAGATCACGGTGGAGCGGTCGACGAACTTCGTCACCAAGGGCGATCTGGCAACCTTCTTCGACGACGACATCGTAGTGACGCGCGAAGACGTTTCCTCTCTCTAGTCGGGGCCTTCCAGGATTGGGATGGTCGGCACGTATGCCTTGGCCCGGTTACCCATCGTGAGCTGGATGCCGGTGTGTGGATCGAAGACGCAGTCGCAGTTGTCGCATTGGAGCAGGTACCGCGGTAGGGGCTCTTGGTGCCGGAACAGCAGGCGGCTGTCCCCTGTTTTCGTGAACGCGTTGCCTCCACACCCGGGGCAGGTCTGCCCCCGATAAAACTTCTCTCGCTCTTCTTGCAGAGGAGAGATGACATCTTTGTGCCCTTCTAGTAACTTGAGGGCGATCTGCGGGTCCATCTCTTTGAGATCCATGTGATAACATTATCGCGGCTCTTGCTGAGGTGCAAGTTGACCGGGTGGTGCACAGGGCCGTAGAATCGTGACCAATTCAATTCGGACGATCGAGGTGATCAGTGGCACACGTTAGCGTCAAGCAAACCCGCAAGACGACCCATGTCCGCGGGGCGAGCGGTGCCGGAGCTAGCGGCACGTTCTACGCGTTCCTCCACGACCCCGCGAAGGGCAAAGGCTCAGGCTTTCGGGATTATTGGAAGCACGATGCCGATGGCAAACCGGTGCGGGACTCAGATGGTTTCCCAATTCCGGTGAACGTCGACTCCATCACGGCTGTCAGGACAATTCGGAACAAGTGGTTGCGGCGTGGCATTTCTGCAGTGCTGCATCGCTCGCTGTCGGGACACCCTGGTGGGCCCTACGTCCCGTCCGACGTCACGTCCAACCAGACGCGCAATCCGTTTCGAGCCTTCTTCGTGGCTGGTGATGCGCCAGGCAAGCCCGCAGACGCCCGCGTCGAGTGGGATGAGAGTGACGGGGTCTCTGACAACAAGATGCCCACCAATACGGGCGTCGCCGGAGAAGGGCGCAGGGCGCTCATCAACACCGGGGCCACTGGCCCCGGCCTTCACAGGGTGTCGTATTCCTACCCGACCACCTCCCCGTACCGAGAGATCGAGTTCGTCTACTTCGCCCAGGCCAATACCCCCGCCTTCGCTGCGGGCCAAGTTGTGGTGTCGGACGGCTCTACGATGACCACCACGCCGGCCGAGGTCGGCAATCTGCGCACGATCGTTCTGGACGACGGCATCAACCCGGCGCTGACCTTCGAGTTCGACAGCGATCTCAGTCTGGGCAACTGGGATGGTGACCCGGCTAACAACATCCCCATCCGCATCGGCGGTGGTGATACCCAGGCTCAGGTCCGGGACCAGACGGTTGCCGTGATCAACGAGATCTTGGATGGGGTGCGCTCTGGTAGCCTCCTCATCACGGCCGCTGCTGGAGCGGGCGGCGATGTCGATCTGATCCACGACACGGGAGGGTTGATTGGTAACAACGTCATCACAGTGGCCAACGCCGGTCTCTCCAAGACCGATTTCGTTGGCGGCAGTGGGGCGCTCGAGCTGCTGGACGACGCGGGCACTGGTGCGGAGATCGACAATCTCCACATCAAGACTCTCGGGAAGAGTTACGGCATTCTCAATGGTGCGGGCGAGGCGGACAGCCAGATTGGTATCCGCGCAGTGACGGGCCTGACTGCCCTGGCGCAGGGCTTCTCAGACCGTATCTACGAGCATGAGGGCGCGGGGGCTGACCCAGGGCTCAGGGCGAACAGCCTCCACAAGTACACCATTGCCGAGACGCTTGGCGGCGTGGGGCTCGAGGGATACGTTGTCAATGACACGGCCGACCCGTCTGCTACCACGGATGAGACACCGGTCATAGACCGAACCATCACGGTCGATGCACTCGATCATATCGAGGAGTCGGACGACAGCGTCTTCCTGGCGAACGGAGACCTGGATCTGGCTGACGAGGGGCGCACCATCACCTTCGTGGGCAACGCCAACAACCCTGGCAGCTTCTACCTCACGCAGGTCATCACCAAGCGACGTGCCATCCTGACGCCGGGGGCAGGTGTCTCGGCCATCACGATCGACGACAACGGTGTGTGGACCAGTACCACCATCCAGGACTTGAACCTCGGCGCACACGCCTTCGACGGCGATGTGCTGAATGAGGGCGTCCTTGGGGTGATGGAGCTCGGCCAGAACTACCGTTCGAACAATGCGGTCGGTCCGCACATTCTTGGGCGGGTATGGCAGGCAGCAAAGGGAGTTGCGGGCATCCGCATCATCGGTGGCGCCGGCGTGCCCAAGGACAACTATCCGGACCTCTTCACTGTCCAGTTCCTCGATTCAGATGCAGTGGGCGGCGTCTCGGCTAACCTCATCCCCTACGACGACGCGCACTGGACGACTATCGACTCCCCTCTCACTGTTCAGGCCACCTCTATATTCGACGGCGCCGAGCATGGTTTCGAGATCTTGTTCACGACGCCCCCGAACCCAACCAAGTGCTTCGGCATTCGTCTCAAGGACATGCAAGGGTTCGATCCTAGCGTCTCGGTAGAGATTGCCGAGTTGATGGCGTTCACCACGCGCGGAGCCATCAACCTTACAGCCGGCACCAACGATCTGCTGCGCCTGGCCACGAGCCAAACCCCGACGAGCCCCGGGGTTCCGAACGGCACGCCAGGCACCTACCGGAACTACGAGGTGGGTACGCTGGCCACCACGGGGGTAATCGCCAACGAGGATATGCAGCAGGTGGCGGACGAGATCAATCGGGCACACCTGGAAGGCGCCTCGGTGCAGACCATCCTCCGAGGCTTCGAGCTCGAAGCGCTGCGCTCGGAACTCGGCTACCTCTGGGTCCGGACCACGGTGGCGGGCAACAACGTCCAGCTCGACCTGGATAGCGACGACAACACAGGGACAGGTGGCAACAAGAGCTGCAACGCGGAGCTCGGCCTCCAGCTTGTCGATGCGACGGTGACCCAGAAGGTTGGGACCACTCAGTCGATTCTCAAACTCCCCGAGCAGGCGATGACCATCATCTACCGTGCCAACATTTCTGGTGATCTACCGATTCCCACTCCGTAGGAGAGAGCTATGATCCAAGGACGTTTTGACATTCGGTCGTTCGACACCCCTGGTCTGACACCGGCGAAGTTGGATGAGCTCATCGGACCGCGGAGTGAGCGTCGTCCTGGAGCAATGGACAAGCTGTTGAAGGAGTGGACCCCGGTACAGGAGGCTGGGGGAAACAATCTGATCTTCGACAGCTTCCCGGCATTCATTAACTACTGGTTGCTCCAAGAGCAGCTAACGAAGCTCGACATCTCGGACTGGCTCGACACTGACGCCGGCAATGCGTACTTCGCTACTATTTCATGGGAGACGCTCACGTCAGAGCCGACCTATCAAGAATTCGCCAGCGGCTTCAACATCCAACCAGCGTCGATGTCCAATATCGTAGCTTCTGGAGCGTGGCGGCGCTTCATCGAGGACGATGTAGAGCCGCACTTGATCACCTCAGATCCTAATGGGAGAGAAGCGATCAATTTCCGTAGCCGGTGGCTGTGGTATCCATCAAGCTTCACCAGCAGCAACATCAATTCGATTGCTGCCTGGCACAGCCACGATGCGGATGGGGACTACGCGCATAGAAATCGAGGGGCCAGGATTCGTCTGAAGAATGCGGCGGGGAATCCGATCACTATCAGCAAGAACGCCAACCAAAGCCTGTTCGCAGAGTACAACGTAACGATCGTTTCCGTTTAGGGGCAGGCCTTGCCAACGTTTCAGCAGCTCATCTTCGATGACTTCGATAATAGCATCGTCGATATCCATACTCGTCCGGGAAACGGAATCATCACGGAGCCGGCCGGTACGCTGCTGGAGCTTGACGCGCCGAACTCGGCAAGCTGTGAGTGGTACAGCACGACCGTAGACGCACCGCTGGCGTACGTGAATCACGGTGGCGGAACGTTTTACCGCTACGAGACGCGCCTGACCGCGTTCGCACACACCACCAATAGCTGTCTATCTGGCATCTGTGTTTTCACGGACACGCTGTTTGCGAACGCTTCGTACTACATGGTTTGGTACCCCGCTGAGAATCGCATAATTGTGGATCTCAACGCGGCATCGCGTCTTTGGAATGGGCCGAGCAACGACCCTGCTACTACGCCGCATCGTTATCGCATCTACGTCAACCAAACGGGCCACGGCGTTGTTGTGATGGGCGCTACCAACGCCGTAGCCATCGCCAATAATTCTATTTCGTTTTGGTATTCGGTCGACGATGGCGCGACTCCTTACGTACATATCGGCACACGTGCTTTGGATTTCACCCCGTCAGCAGCGGGCGTGTTCCTACGCAAGTGGGCTGCCGGAGCCGGAGACAACGCGCAGTCGTCTTTCGATTACTTTGAGACGAGCGTCGCTCTTCCTGAGCCTGAGTATGAGACCGTTGCGGGGGTTCAAGACGAGTTCGCACAGGCGCCTCCCGGTACCGGCGGAGAGAACTACTTCGTCGGACCGAAGCGACACGGCACGGGCCTCGCGGGAGACATACTGGTCCCTGGTCCTCCGGGACAGACCGTTGGCTCCATAGGACCTTTCGACGTCTCTGCGTCAGAGGATGGCGCGGAGCGCCTCGACCAGGGTGGGCTGCCGACGCACGGCGAGGGGCTGGGCGTCGGCCACCTCTTCGGTATTGGCCACCCGGCCAAGCAGCTTAGTCCTGTCGGCGGCGCAGAGGACTCGCGCGCGGATGAGATTGCCAGGCTGGGCGGCGAGACCACCTACAGCACTATCACGGTTGATGCGGCGTTCAACGCGCACTTCACACAGGACGCGGTCCTGGGCGCCTTCTTCTACGACACCGCAGGCGAGGACTGGGCGAATCCTGGCACCAGCCTGCTGACGGGTTTTGCTCGAGACGGAACGCGTTACACGGGCGGCGCGCAAGACGGTGGCCCGGTCAACGCGCCGTGGGCCACCGAGGCGTTCAGCGTCACACGGGGCACCCGTGACGACTTCCCGGAGCAGGTGCTTATCGCCTGGACAGCGAACTCCCTGGTCATTTTCGACCTGACGAACTTCCCTGCGTCGTTGACGATGTGGATGCGCTTCACGGTGAACACATCTGCCCTCTTGCGCCAGTCAATCACCAACGTAACTATGATCAATGGCACGTTGGCGGTCTCACACAACTACAGCGCCAGCGGGCTCTTCTTGGTCAACTTCAAAGGAGACTCGATCGCTACTGTCGCGCACCTCATCCGGAACGACGACCACTGGCGGTGGAACGGGACGATAGCAGATAGAAATGGCACTAGCCTTTGGGTCACGAGTGGGGTGTCGCCATCACTCAGGGTGGACAGCGAGAACAACTACGATGTTTCGGCCTACAAAGACGTCCCTGGGACGGACAAGGTCTGGTACGCCATCTGTGGTGAGGATAGCTTCCGCGTCATCGAGGTTGTGGACGGCATCCCACAGCTAGCGTACCAGCCTGCGGAGCTGAATCATCCGGCCAACATCGGCGACATCCGCAATGTGCATTTTGATGAGCGCGGCTGGCTCTGGACCTCGGAGCAGTCTCGACTGTGGCGGCACGTCTTCAGCTATCAAGGAGGCTCGTTGATTTCTGAGTACCAGAAACGTCCCGCGCAAACCGGGGTCAACGAATACCACCAGATGGTCAACCTGCCGGACGAGATCACGGGACTGGCTGCAGCTCGGAATCACATCTACTGCGCCACGGCCAAGGGCATCTACCGTGTGGAGCGCGGTTCGATGGTGTGGGAGCTCTACTTCTCCATCGCCGGTGGGGGCGGCACCAAGGAGGTCGTCTTCGGAGATAGTGCACCTATCGACTGGCTGCGCACTTTCAGCTTCCAGAACTCGAGCTACGTGAGCGTTGCTACGAAGCAGGGAGTGACCCTCATTCGACTGTTTGACGACTTCGCTATCGAGGCCATCTCGCATCCAGATCTCGATGAGCCGGGAGCCTTTTTCAATATTCAGAGCTGGAGCTAGTCGATGGCGTGGGTCTCTAAATTCTCCGGCCTCCCAACGTTGACGATCCTACCGGTCGCAGGCGACTTGTACGCCGCAGGTACGTTCACCATCGGTGCAGGCTTCCCGTCGTTTACGCGCGACTGGATGGTCGGGCTCGCCTTCCCGCCGAGTTCGGACGAGAGTCCGATCGCCTACGAGACGCTCGCCGGGATGAGCGCGAGTATAGCTCAGGTTCTCAGGGTCACAGCGCGGTACGCTTCGAGGTCACCGACCTCGGGTTTCTCTATTGGAGCGGGCGTCGCGCTATTCGGTCCCGGTACCGACGACGCCGTTGGAATATCGTCTGAGGAAAATGCACCGGTATCCTTTCCAGGGGATGGGACGGTATTCGCGGCGGCTATAGAGAACGACGTTCATACGTCCGTTGCGTTCACCCCGATTTTTGCTGCGACGCCACCTCACCAGTTCCGACTCTACTGGAACGGGACGGGCTCGGCGTTCATCATCCCCGACGCGGGCTTCGGGAGTTGGTCGGTCCCGGCGGGTACGGTCTCCTACTGGAGGAGTCTCGACGACGGGACGACCTGGGTCCGAGAGGGCGACCGCGCCATCGCCGGCGGCGTCGCTCCGACGCGAGTCGGAATTTTCTTCGGAAGTCAGCCGAACCAAAATCAAAATGATACGGTCACATTCTCCACGCTGGAGGTAATGGAAGACGGAGTTGCAGGAACGGCCCCGGTCATGGGCGCGGTGAGCCCTCCTGACCTCACGACAGGTGTGCAGCTGCTCGAGCCCATCAGCGTGGAAATCACCGACGCGGATGACGACCTCGACGTCGCCACGGTGGAGATCGATGTCAATGGAGCGAGGTCCTGGGAGCTGGATGCGCCGGCAAATGGATGGGTCGCCAGCAAGACGGCGATCACCAATGGTTACCGCTATGATCTCACAGAGGCTCCGTACCCGTACCCGAAGAACACATCCATCACTGTTGATGTGTCCGCCGATGACGTAGGCGCGAATGGGCCTCTTGTTGACTCGTGGTCGTTCACGACGTCTCCGGATGAGGCGGTCAAGCCTGCTTGGGCCAATGAGAGCCCGCGAGCTGGGTCTGTCGCGCCGACCAACACGGGCATCACTGTAGACGTAGTAGATGGTGGATCGGTGGGCGCCGCTCCACAGTCAGGCGTCGATCCGCATTCGGTCAAGCTCTACGTCAACGACGTGCTGGCTTGGGAGAAGCGTGCGCAGCAGGCAGGGTTCACCGTGGTCGTGTCGAAGATCGCTAAAGGATATCGCTATGTGATCACTCCCGACGCTTCCTTCTCTCCTGGTAGGGTCAACGTGCGCGTCCAGGCGGAGGACCTTTCATGAGCAACCGCATAGACCAGTCCTACAAGTTCGATGTCCGCAACCCAGGCGGGAACATCTATGCGTTGCTCCGCAACGGCTTCAACGCTGCGGGCAGCACCGTTCAGTTGAAGAGCGGGTCATGGGTCACTGACCTGACGATGGCTGCGCAGCACGTCCCGCACGCCATCCACGGAGCTCCCGATGGGACGCTCTGGATGGTAGACGCCTATCAGTTCTCGGCGGCTAATCGGTTCTGGAGAAAGCTCGTCGGGGGCGCGTGGGTAGAGATAGCCACTCACCCGTGGCTGGCCATGTCGCACATTCAAGCCATCTCAGCGGACGAGGTTTGGGGTTCGGATGGCCGTTACGTCACACGCTGGACAACTGCTGGAGGTTTTACAACTTGGGACCTTCGCGCTCTGACTACTGCTAGCGACTTTGCAGATTGCATATTTCACTACATCTCCCCAACCAACGTAATCGCCGTAGGCATTGATTACGGTCCAGGCTTGAACCGTGTTGCCAAGTGGGATGGCGTTTCGTGGTCAGTGGTCTCAAGTTTCTCTGGTGGAGGGTTTTACAGTACCGCTATCCACGTAGACGGCAACGATCTATGGGTTGGAGTAGCGGGCTCTCTACACCTGTTTCATCACCCCGCACTTGGAGTTGGCGCAGGTTGGACATCAATCGATGGAACAGGTTTCCCTGTTGATGCTGGTGTCGCCAAAACAGTAACCGGCATCTATGGGTCGGCAACAGATCTGTGGGTCTCGATAGAGACTGCTACCAATGAGTCCGACGTGCTGCGTTCATTGGACAACGGTGCGACAGCTTGGACAGGGTACATCCGCAACCCTGCCTACGGTTGTGTTGGGCTCATCGGCGATGGGTCTGGAAAGATCTACGTAGGTCACATCGGCGTGCAAACGATCTCTGTCTGGGATGGTGCCAGCTGGTCTACGGACGAGCCTGGAGGAACCGGCACCTTCAGAGGTTGGATCTTGCCCAGTCAATGGGACAGAGGCTACCCGAAGCTCGCAATACTTCCTGTACCGCCACCTGACGAGCTCCTCGAGATAGAGAAGACCCAGACTTCCCCGGGCGTTCGTAGCATTCTCCGTGACGACTTCTCGACGGAGTCACGTCGAGAGCTCTTTACGCCTTTCGGAACTGCTTCCGCATCTGGGGGCGCTCTCGCCCTCCACCTCGATGTGTCTGAGAGCGGGGACCGGTTCGCCAACGACACGTTCGCGGTCCCGCACGCTAGTTTTGAGCTCGGCAGCCGTCACGAAGACATCATCGAGATCGAATCGGCGTGCTCCGTTTTCACAGGTTCAAACACGCAGCGTATCTACGGGATGGCGCTGATAGATTCGGAGCAGACGAAGCACAGCTACTACCAGTTCCTCTATCGGGAGGACATCGACCGAGTCGACGTAGAGCGCGGCCTGCAGGGAGCGGGGCACATCAACATAGCCAATGTGGGGTTCGGCACGTTCAACGGCCAGCACCGCATGCGCATCATCTGGAACCGGGTCGAAGGCACCCTGGGCTTCTGGATGTCGAACAACAACGGCTCGAGTTGGACACACATCCACCAGAGGACTGCGGACTTCCAGCCCAGCTCGGTGATCCTTTACATCAGGCAGTTCGCCAGCAACCCCTCGGTCGACGTCACTTTCGACTACCTGGAGGTCCGCGCAGGCGCACTTACGCCGAAAGCCTCGAGCCCTGGGCCCGGCACGGTTAGCGTGGTCGCAGATGCAGTGGCCTTCCCGGCCGGTTCGCTGGGCGAGCAGCCAGACCACGGCGGGCACGGCCTCGGTGGAGCACTGTTCAACGAGTTCCACAAGTCCACGTCTGAAGACGCGGTGGGCTTCCCCGCGCGTGCGCAGGAAGGGGTCTTGGACCACGGCGGCCACGGTCTGGGCGGGGCCCTACTAGAGGCGCGTTCGGGAATCAAGGACGGCGTCTCTTACCTGCTCGACGGACCTGCCGACTTTACCGAATTCAGGCAGGATGGTGACGGCAACGACCTCTTGGGCGGGGTGGATCTCCGGCAGGTGCTCAAGATCGACACCACGTTGGGCAGCTTCGGCAGCCCGCTCGGCAACCCGCATTATGGCGCGGCGGCGGATGGGACCTTCTACGAAAACGGTGTCGCTTGTGGCCCGGGGGACTTCGGCGCAGGAGGAATCTTCAGGCGCACAGCATGGCGCCGTGGCGGTGATGAACCGTTTGCTGCCCGACAGGATTCTGGTGTTCAGCCTTCGTTGATAGCTGACGATACACTTCGGTTCGGAACCGGCGGGACTATGTCTGGTTTCCCGCAGGCCTCCCCATCTATACACACGAACAAGAAATGGGTCTTGCAGGGCGACTTCATTATCGATGTCGATTTTGCCAACTGGAACCCCATCTCCGGGAACGATCTCATATTCAGCTTGCAGGTTCTAGGAAACAGCGGAGAAATCGCTGGCAAGGAGAATGGCTACAACATCCACCGCCGTCGAGAGAGTGGGTCAGAGAAGTACCAGAAGTACATCCTCAACAATGGAGTTGCCACTAGCGTTGCCAACATCTCCACAACGGACACGGCAGGCACGTTACGCATCGAGCGCTCTGGCACGACATTCCGTGCATTCTACTTCGTAGGCGCGACGCCCACACAGTTAGGAGCAGATGACGTTGGTACGGCCAACGTCGGTTCGGGCGATCTTTACGTTCGGCTTTGGTTCACGGCCAACAACAGCACCAACGGTACGGTAGATGCCAGCAACTTCACGATTCAGAGCGGAACGACCAGCAACAAGGCTGGGTGGTACCGCGAGGCAGCGAGTACGACGCGTGGGGTCCTCCCGGCGATGCCGGCCAGTATGGGCGCCGTGTTCACAGCGACGTCACTTGATCTGCTCGACCTGGCCACCAACAAGTTGTGGATGCGCTTCGTGAAGGGGGTATCCAACATCGTCTTCACATCTTTGAACGGCCAGCCGCGGCGGCTGGCCTGGGACGCTGGACAGCTTCTGCTAGCCCAAGGGTCGAATCCGTTGGACACGCCGGAAGGCATGGCGACTTTGGTCGACTTCACTGCTGATCATAGCCGCATCTACCGCGAGGTCGCCTCTATCGCTGGAGCGTTTTACGGGTCGTCTGAAGAGCGCGCCATTGGTGGCATCGCGCTCAGGAACAGCGCTGGGAGCTGGACTGCCTTTGACGTGCTCTGGGTCATCCCCGATCACCGTACCTATGACGTGGCCCTCTACCGCTCTGGCGGTTTCGAGTACCACGCGATGGCCACGGCGGACGGTGCGAGTGTGGGCAAGTGGCAGCGGTGGTACACGCAGGCTGTGCCCAGCGTAGGGACGTCGAAGAGCTCGGAGGTGACCGTGATGCTCGCGGTCCTGCTGGACTCGCTGACCGGCGAGCTGTTCTACATGGACGACACCACGCTCCACTCTGTCCCGCGGGCAACGTACGAGGGTGTGATGCCGACCACGCAGATCTTCAGCGCGGCTACGACCAAGGTGCTACCCGGCACGCGGACGACGGACCAGCAGCACCACCTGGTGCGCTTCGGTGCCAACATCATGGTGCCTGCGCAGGAAGGCATCTATGATGTGGTCTGGCCGGGGGGCTCGTTCACATTGCTCTACGGGGAGGTAGGTTCGGGCGCGACGCATGAGATTCTGCCGGCCAATAGCGGCGTTCGTGCGATAGCGCACGCGCTTGACGGCATAACCAATTTGCTGATCTGCGGATTGGAGAGCGCAGGGACTGCGGTAGCTGTGATAAATCTCGACACCAATACCCTCTACGGGAGCATCCCGCCAGAGGTGGTCGGCAAGACTCCTGTTTCGGTGGCGGGCTGATGCCGGTTGACCTGTTAAACGCCTACGCCTGGGGCGTCGACAAGCACGCTGTCGTGCTCGGCGCGGGTGTCCAACCGCTGGTGGTTTCGGCGGTGGCGACGTCGACTGACCGTGTCCGAGTCACGTTCGACCGTCCGATGGATGAGTACTCCATCGGCACGTTCTGGCACTACGGGGTTACTAAGGTGGTCGGCGGCGCGCGGCTACACGTAGTTGGCGCACTGGCGGTATCCACGACAGAAGTAGACCTCATCACCGAGCTGCAGGAGACGGTCAACTACGAGGTGAAGGTCACTGGGGCGGTGTTCGATAGTGCTTTCGGCACCATCATCGACCCGGCCAACAACACAGCCCAGTTCTTGGGGGTCAATCCGGACTCGACCTACCTCGACGCCACAGCGTTCAATCTGCGCAACTGGTACGGCCTCCAGGCGGGCATGCAGGGAGACCCCCAGACGGCCTTCATCCAGGACACGCTACCTCCTGAGATCAACAACGAGGTGCCTTCGCCTTCAGCGGTTGGAGAGTTCGAGACGGTTGTCGTCACCTTCGACCTGGAGGACGTGCCTCCACCATCTGTTCCGGCAGGCATCGACCTGTCGACGGTGCAGATCTTTGTGGAGGGGGCGCTCGCCTACCAGGGCAGCACGGATACGTTCATCGCGCCGTACAACGGAGGCTCGTCTGCGCGGGTGGGCATCCCTACGGGGCACAGCTTCGCCATCCAGAAGACGTCGAACTGGAGCTCCTTCAAGCAGATCCAGATCCGCGTCGTAGCGTCGGATCTGGCGCCGCTGCCTAACGTCCTCGACACCACGTGGCAGTTCCGTGTCCGGGACTACCTGAACCCCACGATGGATACCAACGCGCCGACGGGCGTTGGCGTGCTGGAGCAGGTTCTCATCACGTTCTCGACCAAGGACGAGGCTACCGGTTCGGGCGTCGATCAGAACACCATCAACGTGACGGTCGACGCTGTCAATGCAATCGTCAACGGCGTCTTCCAGACCAACTTCGACGGGGCCGGCAGCCAGATAGTGCCGAACGCTTTCAACGGCTATGACGTGACTATCGACCGGGTGGACAACCATCCATCGTCGGCCACGGTCGTGGTTGTTGCCAACTGTGACGATGGTGAGGGTAACGCAGCGACGCCGCTCGGGTGGAACTTCACGGTCACGGACCACGCAGGCCCGCTGGTCACTCCTATCGACCCGACGGTCAGCCAGGTCGGCGTCGATATCGACAAGACGATCACCATCACGGTCGGTGACGACGACCAAATCATACCTAACAGCGTGCAAGTGGAGATCGACCGCGGGGAAGGCGCCGGCTGGGAGTTGGCGTTCGACGAAGACGGAGCGCCCCAATTCAAGCCTGGATGGGACGGCGCGGGTTCTTTTGTCTCTATAGTCCTGGGAGTCTATACAATTGCCATTGATCCCTTGGTGGACTTTGCTTTTGGAACTACGGTGATGGTACGGACCACAGCTGTGGACCCGCCGGGTAATCCGGAGAGGTTGCCGTAAATGCCTATCACCTACACCTTCGTCACGTCGCTCATCATCCCGACGACTGCAGATTTCGACTGCATGGACGTCGGCGAAGGGAGCATGCCGAACATCCTCCTCTTCCCGGAGGTGACGGCGAGTCGTGGTGCTCCCTGGTTTACGATCGACGGCAGCAACGACCTGGTCATCACCAGCGACGACGGAGTCCTGAGCAGGTTCGTCATGGACTTGCCCATCTCCCAGAAGTTCACGGTCGAGACGACATTCAAGCCGAGCGTGCTGCCGAATGACCTGACGCAGCTCAACAACTACCGCTTCTTCATAGGCGGCTACGACAAGCAGGACAACGCCGGCGGTGTCCTGGTCTCCCAGCTCGGCATCGCCTTGGTCGCGTCATTCGGCCTGAGTGCGTTCGTCATCCCCGGTAGCCAGAACCTCTTCACGGAGGGCGAGGAGTACCACACGCTGCGCATCGTGGTGGACGGCGTCACCAACACGATGAATGTCTACGTCACCAAGACCGACCAGCTGGGGATCACGGGACACGTCCTGCGCTACACCTCGGCCGCACCGCTCACGCCAGGCGGCGTGCTCGATTCCGTCCAAATCGAGGTCGTGGGGCAGGCAACAAAGCCCATCACCGGCAAGTTCAGCACGCTGCGTGTGAGCTGCACCCAGGCACTCATTCCCAACCAACGGCCTATTGCAGACCCCGGAGCCGACCAGACTGCGAACATCGGCTCGGCAGTGACCCACGACGGCCGAGAGAGCTTCGACCCCGAAGGTGAGCCGCTGACCTACGACTGGCGGCTGAAGGACGCGCCAGACTCGTCCCGCTTCAAGTCGGCGGGGACAGGCGGCGTCTCCATCGACGATGGAGACGCGGACGGCTTCACTCCTATCTTCGATGGGGGCACGGACGCATTCAGCATCACGAATATGCCGCTGTTGCAGCCTGGCGACCACCTGATTATCGACGCGGTGCTCTACGAGGTGGCAGCCACACGGTGGAGCTTCAATTCTACGACGGGCAAGTTCGACCGGGATTCTCCGGGGACTTGGAACGACGACGAGGTTGTTGTCGTCCCTGACACAATCCCCGACAGCTTGACCGGCCAGGCCTACAAGGTCCTGCACTCAGCCACCTATTTCAGCGACCGAGACGTTGCGCAGCCATCGGCCATTGCCGACATCGTGGGCGTCTACATTGTCGAGCTCGTGGTCAACGATGGTGTGCTCGACAGTCTGCCAGCCGAGGCGCTGCTCAACGTCAACCAGACGTCGACTGCGTTGGGGTGCATTCCGGATGTGGGATTCATCTGGGACCATCTGGCGGACTTCTGGAACCTGCTCGAGGACCGGGAGAAGGTGGAGACTGCCTGGAGCGGCTTTGCCCAGGCCGCGGCCGCGCAGCTCCTCACAGCCTGGCAGGTCGATTACAACAAGAGCCTGCTCGATACCCAGCGCGTTTTTCAGCGCCGCTGGCTCAGCTACTCGACCCTGCTCGAGGAAACAGCGCCTGACGACGCCACCATCCGCATCATCCGTGGGCCCATCTTCACGCTAGACCTGACGGCCGGCGCCAATGTCAACGGCAAGACGCTGCAGATATTGCTCGATGGCGGGGGAGTTGAGACGGTCACGTTCGTCGGCGGTGGATCTCTCACGGCAACCACGATCGCTGCACAGATCAATGCGGCACTAGGGTTTACCGGCGCGCAGACGTTGCTGGCTACGGTCGTGGTCAAGGGCGCGGCTACCTACGTCAAGCTGGAACACAGCATGCTGCTGCGCATCCGACCGCAGGGCACGGCCAACGCAGATCTGGGGTTCTCGGCTACGGAATACACCCAGAACGACCTAGCCGGCTTTGAGGGCGGCACGCAGGTGGCGGGCAAGTTCCTGACGTTCTTGGGGAAGAACGTCACGGCAACGATCGCTGACGACCCCGACTTGGATTTCACCGCTTTGGGTATCAACTCGAGCGACCTGCTGGTGCGGGGTACAACGGGGTACAAGATCTTGAAGGTCGCGCTGGATTCGACGAGTGGTGAGTCGCGCGCGCTCACGCTGACCGACCCTCTGTCGGACGATACCCTGGACGACTGGCTCATCCCCTCGGTGGTGGTCTCCGACGTCGATGACTACTCTCTTGCGCTTGTGCAGGCGGGAGACCTGGCGTGGTTCGAGATCAAGGACACAGTGAACCGCACGCCTCCGCAGTTCGTGTACTGCGAGATCGTGGGGCTCTCCGGCAGACGCATTGGGTTCAACCCGCAGCCGCTGTTGGAAGCCTATGCTGGAGTCCCCAGCAACTTCACGACGAAGTTCAAGGGGGTCAAGTACACGCAGGCCATCCCGGTCAATGCGCTCGTGCTGGAGATCCCCCGGCTGCAGGAGATCATCAAAGATCCCCCGGGATTCCTCAGCGAGAATATCGACTACACCATCGACGATACGTTGGGCAGCAATGCCATCCAGTTCACGGCAGGCACTTTCAGCCTCACTGACCCACCACCGGACACGTTCTGGGCGGAGGTCACGTACCTGGACAACCGAACAGCGATCGAGGACAACTTTGGGCGGCTGGTCAACTTCAAGGTCGACGACCTGGACACCCGGACGGACGACTTGGACTACCTCTCAGCTGTCCGGGGCCTGTGGTGGGCCTACTTCGGAGGCCCGGCGCTCGAGCGGGTGCAGACCGGCGTGCAGATCTTGCTCGGCCTCCCCTTTGCTGAGGCAGAAGGCGTGGTGGAGTCGCTCGAGGCGAACTTCAGCGCAACGGAAGGGCGCCTTAGCATCCGAGATACGGCGGACAAGAACATCCTCCGCACCTACTTCTATCCGCTCCTTGCTGGTCTGGCGATCAACGAGCTCACTGGAGAGCTGATTGCTGAGGGCGACACGGTCTCGCAGTTTGCCCCGCTGAGCGGCGGCGTTGAGGTGAAGGACTACGTCAGCTCGCCGCTTTGGATGCAGAAGTACGTGGCCCAGGGCAAGTTCTTTGAGATCGACAAGTTTTTCCGCTTCTTGGTCCGCGCGGATATCGACACCTTCAATCTGACTAACTTGATCTTCGCCATTGATTTCGTTAAGAAAATCAAGCCGCACTACACCTTCCCGTTGTTCGTCGTCCTCAAGAACGTCGACCCGGTGGAGGTCGATGTCGGGGATCTGTTGACGGCCAATGTGGTCGCCAGCTTCTTCGACACCTTCTGCCCAGACGAGGAGGGGTCGTATCGCTGGGATGATACTGACGAATCCGGTAATTGGAACCATATCTACGATGCGGTTCCGCCCCCGCCGCGGTTCCTCTACGACACGCACCGGCTGTGCCCAACGGAGAATCTGTGGGTCCACATCTCCTACACCCATCCGGGAGGTGCGGGGTGGTTCTACGACACCATTTGGGCTTATGATGACGGCGACACGACTGGGGACACGTTCTCGAATGATCTGCTACCGTTGAGTGGACCGGACTCGTCACCGCCAGCGCCCTATGGCCCGCTGGTCGGGACGATCTTCTACGATGCGGGCGCTGCGGGCGATCCACCGCCCGGCCCGCCGATTCCGGCGGGGGTCTATCACCGGGAGCGTACCCTTTGATAACCAGACGTTTAGTCCGTAGAATGCGGCGGAGGAGCTGAAAGCATGTTCGGGTTCCGCGAACTCATCCAAGCAAAGAGCAACGTGCACATTGTTGCGCGTGAGCGGGGCAAGAAGGTTCCGAACCTCTGCCGCGATAGCCACAACGTCTACGTCAACTTCGGCCGGCAGTACCTAGCGGAAGTAATTTCCCCTTCCGACGCTACGTTCACCGCCCACTACAACGACGCGCCTGTTCGCGTGGTCCGGTATATCGGGCTCGGCATCGGGGGCGACTCGCAGCTCATCAACATTGCGGGCACTTACCCCACGCTGAACGCGCATTATCCCGGCCTGCAGGTCCAGGACGACACGGTCCTGACGACGCAGTTCCTAGAGCGCCCTGTGAAGGTGACGGGCACTGCGGGCGTCGGCGCCTCCGCTGGTAACTGGTTGAGCGCGGTCACAGCGCCCCCGACCTTCAGCGGCTCGCCGATCTCGAAGGTGTCGTTCGACACCCTGTTCACCAACTCCGATGTCCAGCTCAGCGGCGCCTATCCGTCCGTCCCGCTTTCCGAAGTGGGCCTCTACCTCTCGAATGCGGTGGCCAGTCGGACGTCAGAAGAGGTGTACGATTACGGGGCATCCCCGTACATCAACATCTCGACGCGCCAGCAGCTGATCGCATACAACACATTCGACACGCTGTCGAAGACCGCCTCGATCGCACTGGAAATCCATTGGGAGATTCAGTTCTAGGAGATACAGATGCCCCTTCCGCACGTACACGGCAACGCATCCGGTGAGATTGCCCACAACGCTATCTACGACACGGGCATTACTCCGGGCTCGACCCTCGGAAAGTTCATTGGATTCGGGGAAGAGGGCACCACGGCGGTCGCTAACCGGGCGCACTGGGCATTGTCCGAGAACATCGACTTCGTCTACCAGATCATGGCGGCGGATCGCGCGCTACCTGCTGGCGCGTCGTGGTTAGTCCCTGGTGGCGGCGCGAATACGTTCCAGTTCACCGGCGATGTGTGGGTGGGTGATGCTGGCTATCCTACGATAGAGAACGAAGGGCTCCTCCTACTCTTCTCTGTTTTGGATGATCAGTACAACGAGCTGACGGACGGCGGGTCCAACGAAGTTCGCGTCGCTGTCGTGCGCGACACAACCAACGTCACCAACGCCTACAAGGCCGGGTTCGAGACCAACGCGGTCATCACATTCAAGACTGTCGATCCGACCACTGGCGCGGATGTGGTCAACCCCTACACCATCCCGGCTGCCACGAACGTCCGCATCCTCTACGCCGAGAAGGGGAACCTCGAGAGCCTACCGATAGACAGCTTCATCAAGTTCAAGGTCCACTCTGGCGCCGAAGTAGAGGCAGGCGTTTTGCTCCAGGACGGCACGCGGGTGATGACCGCGGACCTCAATCTGGACGACAACGATCTCATCAACATCAACAACCTGGTAGGCACCCCGGCCAACAACCTCACCTTGCAGTCGGCTCTGAATCTCATCCTGCAGAGTGTCTCCGGTGAGGTAATATTCGCCGATAGTCGACTTGGGGGCAGCGTCTTCCTCACAGAGGCCGGGACCACGTCGCTGGATGGCTTCTCGACCAGTCTTATAGGGGCTCTCAACAGCAAGACCAACGTCTCTAACGCGTTCCAGTCCAATCGGAGCGTCGATCAAACAGGGACGATTGTCTTCACGGGGGGCACAGGTGAAGTCGCTTGGCCGACTTTGACGGTACTGATCGACGGCGAGTACCGAACCATCGCCCCAGGCAATCTTACTGCCACCAATTTCGCTTCCGTTTTTGTGGCAGTAGTGACTGCTGCAGGCACAGTGCTAGAGCGAGCGCCGCAGTCCGTTCAGTCGACGGACACTCCGATCGCAGCCTACACCTGGAACGGTGCTGCGTTTACGCTCGCGCTGGACATTCGCCGCAAGCTCGATGGCCGCACAGGGCAGTTGGAGATCACCTGTGGTTCGGCTTTCGGCACGGATTTCACGTCCAACCAGTTTCAGGAGGCGCTCGAGTTCGCGTCGCGTATGTCGTTCCCTGGGTTGGGAATTGGCTCTGTCATCGTGCGCATCTCCGGGCTGGCCGTTGCTCCGACCACGCCTAACACGGAACTCGATATCCGCAGTCCGATCACAGTGCTTGGGTATGGGCCTGACCTGTCGGTCATCTCTTCGGACGAAAACAACGGACACACCACAGTTCTGTTCGACTGCAACAGCCACCGCGTCCGTTTCGAGAACCTGACGCTGAAGCATTCGGGCGACACGCAGGCGGGCACGCTGGGCTGTTTCCGCAATGCTGGCGATGGCAGTATCTTCCGTAATCTGAAGTTCACCAGTGATGGGGGTACCTTCGACGTAGGTTTCGGCAACGCCTTCTCTTGGACGGCGGCGGCGAAGAACATCCTTATCGAGAAGATCGAGTCGGGAGGCACTGGCCTGACGAGCTACTTCGTGGTCGGCTCGCAGCTTGATTTCGACACAGCTTTCCTGACCGACAGCGTCGTTCGTGACGTCTATGTCTCGGCCTGGGGCCCACTGGCAATCGGCGGCATCATCGCCAATGGCGACGGCAACAAGCTGTCCAATATTGAGTTCCCCACCGGGCTCGATGACTTCGGCATGGTCGTGGGCAACGAAACGCTCGTGGACAGCTGCAAGTTCCGGATGAGCGGCGCCACCAACTACACGGTCACCAGCAACGGTACGACGGACAACATCTCTGCTCCGGCGGGCAACATCCAGACGGCGACCGTTGCGCTCGGCGCATTCACCGCGCCGATGGTCGGCGGCTACGTGCTTGTTTTTGGCGCGATCAACGGGGCCAACGTTGGCATGTTCTTGGTCACTGCGCAGACGGGGACCACGATCTCCTACCTCAACCCGACCGGCGTGGTTGAGGCTGCGTCCACTGCCCAGTTCGACATTGAGCCTGCGGGCATTCTTTACTACCCGCTATCGTCGCCGGCGTACGACAATACCACCACGATCAGGGACTGCCTGTTCCTGCGCATCAACGGCGCGGCACTGCGTTACACCCCAATCAACGATACGGGGATCGTGGCCAGCGTGGTCATGCGGAATTGCCGGACCAACCAGGTACACAAACCTGTAGACCTTCAGTGGGTGCGGGCAGTGGACGCTTCATCGATGTGTCACGTCAACGGAAACCATTTCCGAGACACGGACGACTTTGTTTCCCACGTGGAGAACCTCTGGAGGTTTCACTTCACTGACAACGTTTGCACGACGACAACTGGTACAGGGGTTATCATCGGATTCAACGCTGGCGGGCTGATTCAGAACAACTTCTTCGCGGGCTGTGGCTCAGCCGGCGCTTTCCCCTCCATCCTCGAGGTCAGCATTGGCGCTGTTTCCGTACAGATCGTCAACAACATCTTTGGTGTTGCGGGAGCTCCCGCGGCTTCGAGCCAGGTTGTGCTTTGGCGCCTTGCTACTGTTACGGGCAACCAGTTCATCGCAACAGGTGGGGCGGCCGACATCACTGGCGTCAATTTGAAGTGGTTTGTCTTTGGAGCAGGGTCGTCTACCATCACGAGCAACATCTTTGCGGGGCAAACTGGCGCCGGAGTTTTGGTGAATGGTGGTGCGAATCAGTGTCGCATCGAGGGCAACCAGTTCCTCGACATCCCCGAACTCAAGATCGGCATCCATGTTCTCAACGCCACGAACACGTTGATCCAAGGCAACCACTTCGGCGGAGCGTTCTACGTTGGACAGGGGATCTTGGTTGCCAGCACAGGCGCTTCTGACGGAGAAAGCACGCAGATTATCGGAAACCATTTCCGGGACGTGCAGGGAGATGGTCCCGCGCTCTGGGCGATTATCGAGATCAATGGCGGTGGTGGTGGCGGCAAGAACGCCATGATCAACAACAACTACTTCCACAATTGTGGGCAGAACGAGGCGAGCCATATTCAGCACACGATCTATGCCCTCTCACTCAGCGCGCAGGTTTGCCACAACCACCTCCATAACCACGTGAACTCTTACGACGGCACGGGAACGTGCTTCGGGATCTACGTGCCGCAAGAAGGCATCTTGGTGTCGGGCAACGTCCTCTACCACAACATCGGCGCGGCGATCCCGGCCGGACAGACGTACGGAATCTTCACCCACATGGCCGGTGTGGCGTACCGGCGGCAGGTGATCACCAACAACGTCATCAACTGGTTCGGGACGAATGCGGGAGGCGCGGGCAAGACGCTTTACGCACTCTACATTGGCGATAATGATGATGTTGTGGTCGCTAGCAACTACTTCAGAGAATGGGATGCTACGGGCTCGACGCAGTTGGCAATCTTCGCTCCTGCTGGAACAGCCAACTATTTCATCGGCAATATCAGCCGGACCCGCTCCGTGAATGTTAACGTAGGGTCCAAGCCCACAGGTACTGCTATCAAAACGGATTTCAATACAGGTACCGGCTTCTAGGAGACCTCATGGACAAAATCACAGCAGTCATTCTGAGCTGGCAGGCCGTCATGCTCTCGTTCGCGGCTTTCGCTATCCTTGGTGTTGTGCGCGGCATGGGCACCAAGAAGAAGGACGGCAAGGTCGTAGGTGGCTGGGCACAGAGCAGGGTATTCAAGATGCTCTTGCCGATATACCCCTACGTCCTCTGCGGTGGGTTGGTGATGGTCCCGGGGATCCCTCTGCCGGAGAAGCTGACCGGCGCGCTAGGAGCTAAGCTCCTCTACGCCATCTGGTGCGGCTGGTTCTCAGACAAGGTCTACCAGGTCATCAAGTCGGTGCTCGAGAAGGGGTTCAACATGAAGTTCGGAGCGGACAAACCGGACGCCGTGGCGACTCCTCCAGCACCTCCTGTTGCTCCTTCGGCACCTGAGCCCGCGCCTGCGACCGACCCGGACCTCGAGACTCCCACGAAACCGGAGTAATCATGGCGAAGGCTTGGGCATGGCTAAAGACGAATTGGAAGTGGCTCATCCTGCCTCTCTGGATAGCTTCGGTTGTCCTGGTTTGGATCTTCCGCGGCGGCGATAAGGCACTCTTCCCCACGTCCGGCACAACGGACGCTGCAGCTGACCAAGCCGTGGCGGCAAAGGACAAGGCACTGGCCGAGTTCCGTGCGAAGCTGGACGAGCTCTACAAGAAGGCCGAGGCTCAGATGCAGGACGCATCTGAGGAGCAGGTCAAAGAGCTCGAGCAACTCAAGGACAAGCCACTAGATGAGGTCGCAGCATGGATCGACAACCTTTCGTAAAGACCGCCATGCTCCAGGGTTTCTACGCCGAGATGGAGAAGATAGCTGCGGCCCGGGCGTTGGAGAAGCTGGCGGCGACAGGCCTCAGCCTTGAGGAGCTCGTGAAGCTGGCCGAGGCGGACGCGGAGATCTACCTGCTGATGAAGCAGGCAGGGTTCTTCTCACGCGTGGGGAGAGCGACCCAGAAGGGCATCGATGCAGCGAAGCCCAAGCTCCGGAACGCCTACAACGCTGCCCAGGTTCGCACCGGAGACTTGATGCAGGGGAGCTTTGGGCATGGGACTGAGCACGCGATTCAGAAGCTGCACACCACGGCATCCCCCACCAAGGCTGCTCTCGTCTTTGCAACAGATCCTCACGTCCGGAAGGCGGTGGGCGAGGGTGCACGCAAGGCGGGCAAGAGGGTCAGTACGGGTGCCCAAAGCCTGCTAGAGCGCGCGCGCAATGCAGTGATGCCGTCACCTGGACTACGTCCGGCCTACGCCTAATGGCTGCCAAAGTCTTCTACCTCGTGCGACTTGAGGACCCGTCCGGCGTGGCGGGGACTGGGATAGTTGCGGAGGGCATCCAGTTCTCTCAGGGCGACGCCCAGGTGAAGTGGATGAGCAAGTACCCGTGCTTCCAGTGGTGGCCAAAGGGGTGGAAGCACACCGGGCTCATCCACGGACACGGGGGCAAGACGAAGGTTGTGTGGGCGGACGACGAACCACCGCCCGAGACAGTGGGGGTGGACATCGACGAGGACATCACACCGGCGGTGGAAGACGAAGGGGCCCCGTAGATGATCGGCAAGAGAGCAGAGCCGCCGCCCCCAAAAGGCATCTCCATGAAGGCCTGGGACCGTCATCTTCAGCGTGGTCCCAAGAAGCAGGCGAACTTCAGTGATGTGTTGCAGGGAGACGGCGGTGACCACATGGGGCGCCTCAAGAAGCGGTCGGCCATCGACGTGGATGACCTCGAGTCGGGCGACCCTGGTCAGCTGATGCCCCGGCTCCGGCAGATCCACAAGCTCAGTGACGCTGGCATCGATACTCAGGACCTGGACGCCCTGCACGCCAGCCCGGGCGAAGACCTTCAAGAGGGCGAGAAGGCTTCCAGCTTCGAGTACGCTGCGACAGGACCTAACTCTGGCGGGTCCTTGCGAGAGCCCCCACTGTTTCGCCTGCCCCCGCCCGCCAAGATCAAAAAGTATGCAGCGGGGCTGGTTCCTGGCGCGCAGGAGAGCTACTACCTCGGGCAGCAGGACAGTGGCGCGTCCGTGGATCCCGAGCTCCTGGCCATGTCAGGCGTCGGTCAGGGCGCGCACATGGTGAGGACGTCCAAGAGGCTGGCCGATAGGGTCAATCAGCGCGTGGCGAGAAACGCGATGGCTGCCACGCCCATGCAGCAGCCACAGCAGATGATGCCCGTTACGACTCGGGCCAGCCTCGTCAAGAACCTGCTCGGCATGTTGCTAGGCGGCAAAGAAAAGACTGGAGCCATTGAGCCGCACCAGGCACGCAAAGGCACGCCCATTACGGAGAACTGGCGTGAGTTCAAGACGGCACTGAAGCCTGGTGATATCGTCTTCACGAAGAGCCTGAAGATCCGGACGCAGACAACTGGGCAGGCAGCTGCTGATGCGCTGGTACCGACCGTTGCGCTGTACGACATGGCGACCAAAGCAAAGCATCCTGGCTGGGTGCATGGCGCTATGTACTTGGGCAAAGGACGGATCGGGCACCTGGCTAACGAGGAGCTCAAACGGGGCAAGCCCGTCGTGAGGACGCCGACGATCAGCAAGGGAAGTCTCGAGCTGTTCCACAAGAACGACCAGTTCGATGTGTTGGCGGTGCGTCCTCGTAGAGATATGACGGCGGCTGTTCAGGAAATGGATAGGATCACCGCTAAGCCAACGGTCGTTCCCATGCCCAAGTACGTGAAGAACTTCCTGGCTACTGGGTTCCGGGCCACAGGTGGGAAGAGTCCTACTGACGCCGTGTGCATTGGCGTAATTGGCGCGGCGATGAAGGACACCCTGCCCACCAAACGATCGCCGTATCGACTGCGCCCCAAGGATATCTTGGAAGATCGACGGATCGGCCACCTTATCGGCTACCAGCCGAAGTCGAAGGTGGCCTCGGTCGAGGACCTGGAGTGGTTGGAGAAGTTCGCTGCGGCTGAGAAGCCGCAGGGGATCAAGTTCGTGTACCTCAACACGGGCGGCGGGCATCGAGCGCAGGCCAACGCTCTGGTCGAAGCTGCACAGAAGAAGGGGATCTCTGCCGAGGCAGTCGACTGGGGAGATAATTTCGGGAAGGGCCCGCATGCGAAGAATTACGAGAAGGCCTACACCGATATGCTCCACGGGAAGCGCAGCCAGTTTAGTCTAGCTGTGCCGGCTGCCAAGTTCAGCTACCTGGGGACGGATAAGGACAAGCTGCGGAAGTGGGTGGGGAAGAACAAAGATCAAGCCATCGTCGTGGCGATGGAGCACCTCCGCAAGGAGTTCGACGACATCGATCATCCAGTGCACATCCTGCACTCAGACCCAGTGAAGTGGCCCTTTGCTCACGAGGGAAGCAATACCCCCAACAGGATCGACATAGGAACCCCGAACGTCTTGCGGGCGTTGGACAAGAAGAGGGGCATCCCCATTCCCAACGTCCCCGTGTCGCAAAACGTTTTGCGACCGAAGCGACGGGGAAGGCTGCTAGAACGGGGGAAATTCAACGTCACGGTCAGCGCAGGCTCCCTGGGCCCGGAAGTCGTGCCGATCGCAGAGCAGGTACTGAAGTCTGGCTTGCCAGCGAACGCAGCTGTTCACGTGATCACGGGCAAGAACAGGGCCGCGCTACGGCAGCTGGGCGCGCTGGCCAAGAAAGACCCGCGCCTGGTGCCACATGGTTACGCACCGCTCGCCAACATGATGCGAGAGGCCGACCTGAACGTCATCAGGACCCACGGCACCACGCTGGCAGAGACCGTCGCCGCCGGAAAGCCAGCGGTCTACTACGGACCTAACGTCGGCTTCCTTCGGTCCGGCCAGGGAGACCTGACCAAACGGACTGCTCGCTGGGCAGGGCAGAGGCTGGGGCAGCCCGCCGCCATTGGGATGGAGAACGTGACGGGGGCTGTGGACAAGGCTGTGGGCAACATGCCTCGGCTCAAGCAGCGAGCTCGCCTAGAGAAGAAGCGGATGGGAGATCCGGCCGCGGCTGCAGTGGACAGCATCATGAAGCCGCGGCCGGGCTACGTGCTGGAGAAGCGCGCGGCGGTCGACGAGACTCCTGACCCGTCGAAGCACAAGCTCCAGGGACACACCGAGGTTCAGGGCCTGCCCATCGCCATCGAGAACCGCAAGGGCTCGGTCCGCAAGGGTAAGGACGCCGACGGCAACGAGTGGCGCACCAAGATGAAGCACCCCTACGGCTACCTGAAGGGCACCAAGGGGGCCGACGGCGAGGAGGTCGACTGCTACGTCGGCCCGAAGAAGGACGCCAAGGACGCCTTCGTGGTCCACCAGAAGGACAAGGACACCGGCGCGTACGACGAAGACAAGGTGATGCTTGGTTTCCCCAGCAAGCGGGCAGCCAAGGAAGCCTTTTTGGCCCACTACGACAGCCCCAAGTTTCTGGGGCCGGTGGCCAAGGTCTCGGTGGACCGGCTGCGCGAGCTCGTCGAGAGCAAGGGGAAGCTCACCAAGATCTCCCAGGCCAGTTGGGCATCTCTGCTCGCTGAGATCCAGGACATGGAGAAGGGCGCCGCGGGGGCGCTTGGTCAGCAGCAGCTGTTGCAGCGCTTCGGCCGGCTGACCAACGCTTTGGAAGCGCAGGGGACGCCCATCGACACCCATAAGCGCATCCTGATACCCAAGCGGGTGCTGAGCGAAGGGGACCTCGGTCGGCTCGGGTTCCAGGGGTCGCTGTCTGGCGTGCCCGAGGCCGGGCAGACGCGGTTCAGCAGCTTCCGCAATCCCAAAAATCCCCACCACCTGCATGAGCACGGCGATGCCTGGACCATGCACAAGGACGAGCACGCACCTCCCACCATTAGATCGGGAAGCGATCTGCTCGCACGGGCCGGACAGGTGGCCGACATGGCCAAGGCCGTGCCGCACATCGTGATGGAGGGCGCGCCGGCGACTTACCAGTACGCTCGAGGCCGGCTCAAGGGCGCCCGGGGGATGCGGGAGCGCATCGAGGGGTCAGCGCAGGCAGGGCAGCTCAAGAAACGCCTCCAGCGGTGGGCTCCGTCCGATGGCGTGGACAAGGCAGCGGAGGCATCTCAGCCCGTCTCTGCGGACGTCAAGAAGAGGGAGCGGGCAAGGCTCATACGCAAGGCTGGACCGGCTGCTGGGGCGCTGCTAGGCGCTGGAGTCGGCTCTCTGCTCGGCGCTCGTAAGGGCAAGCTGTTGCGTGGCGCCGTAGCAGGCCTGGGCACAGGGGCCACGCTGGGCTGGGTACCTGACATCGTGGCGAGCGGCCGGGAGGCGGTCAAGCGATACAAGAGGAAGGTCGGATGAGAGCGCTGGTCATAGTTCTTGTAGTTTCCCTTACATTTGCTCCGGTGGCCTGGGCGGCCGCGCCCTGCACCAAGCAGATCTACACCGACGTCAAGGCGGAGCCACGATACGACTGCCCCGGCCCGGGAGAGGACGCCCTGGTGCCGCGGCTCGAGCTCAAAACCTCGGTAGCACTCGAGCTCGGCAAGAAGGCCCCTTGGGCAGGCATCCTGATGGACAAGAACCGGGTGCTGACGCTGGGGCTCCGTATCAAGGCACTCCGCAGGATCCGATACCTGGAGATGAAGAGCGCGCTCGAGCAGCGGGAGGCCGAGCGGAAGTTCGAGGCAGCCCAGTTCCAGGCCACGCTTGGCCTGCGTACCTCCCAGCGGGACACCTACAAGGAGCAGGTCAAGGTGCTCCAAGAAGAGGTGATCCGTTCCCGCAAGTGGTACCGCTCCCCCTCCCTGTGGTTCGCCATCGGCGTCGTGGTCACGGCCGCCGGCGCGACTGCGCTAGCCATCGGGCTTCGTAAGTAGGCAAAAGAAAACCCAGGTGGGTTTTCTCGTGGGATTTAGACGGCCGCGAGCGCGACCTTGAGGAGTGAGTCGGGGTCGACATCGCCGTCGAGCTGGGCCTGGTAGGCGGCCTCGAGTGCCTTGCCGAAGGTGGGCCCAGGCTTGAGTCCGGCCTTGATTAGATCTCTCCCCTGGAGAAGGGGTTTGATCTTCTCGCCTTCGGCCCCGATGGCAATGAACTGCTCCCAAGCCACCCGGCTTCCGATGTGCTCAGGCTCCGGGTTCAGGACGTCTCGGGAGTCCTTGGTGCAGCCGTCGCATCGGCTGTGCCACCCGAGGACATCCAGCCGCACCTTGTTCTGTAGGCGCCGCCAGGCTTTGTCACCAGCGTCTCCTGAGCACAGGTAGTACGGCTGCATGTGATTGACGGCCAGCGCTACGATGCGCTGGCGCAGCTCTTTGGAGCCGTTCATCACCCGGTCCAGCAGCCGGATAACCATCTCTTCGCCAGCCACGTCGTGGCCTCGAGCTGACCCGTCCGGCTGCATGACGCCGGGCTTGCCGACATCGTGAAGCAGGGCGCTCCACATGAAGGGCTCCATCCAGTCCTCCGGAATCGGAGGTTCGGTAGGTCGGGCATCCCTCACGCGGGCCGCGTTGTCCACGACGTTGAGGACGTGGTCCCAAGTGTTGCCCTCGGGATGCCACTCGGGATTTTCCAAGCAGCTGATCATTGCCGCCAATTCGGGGAAGTTGGCGACGTACCCGGACTCCACGAGGAAGCGCAGGCCAACGGACGGGCGCGGCGCCTTCATGAGGAGCTTACGGAACTCCTCATAGACCCTCTCCACCGCGATGGCAGAGAAGGTGCCGACCATGCTGCGGCACAGCTCAATGGTGCCAGGGTCGACGAAGGTGCCTTTGCGCGCCAGCAGCTGCATGACGCGCAGGACTCTGACTGGGTCCTCTGGGAAGGTGGCTGGGTCAGTGGCGCGGATGGCCCCGTTGCGCAGGTCTTCCAGGCCGCCGAAGTGGTCAACGATCTCCCCAGACTCATGGTCGTAGTAGAGAGCGTTGATCGTTAGGTCTCTGCGCCGCGCAGCTTCAAGGGGAGACATGGTGTGGTCGAGCTCTACGTCGAAGTCTCGGTGCCCGATGCCGATGCTGCTCTCACGGCGGGGCACGTTGACGTCGACCTCGAGGCTGTCGGTCGTGTTCTCCGACAGCTTCAAGATACCGAACTGCTTGCCTACCGTCTTCGGCCGGTAGTCAACAAGCACGGCTTCTAGCTGCTCATAGCTGAGGCCGTAGACCTCGACATCCCAGTCTTTGGGCTGGGAACCGAGGATGAGATCGACGACAGCGCCGCCGACCAAGAATGCCCGCCCGCCGGCGGACTCTATTGTTTGCATGACGCACCCAACCGTCGTTGGGATCAACTTTTTGGGGAACATAAAATCTCCTTCGTAAAGACCTTATGCCCGATGTGATCAACAGTTTGCAGGCAAAAGAAGAGGGCGCCGGCTAGGGCGCCCTCTATCAGGTGAGGCTGTTGGCCGCGAGAAAGGCGCGAGCCTCCTCGGGTGTTTGGAAGGAGTCAGGATCGACGTCGATGACCAGCTGACCGATTAGCTTCTTCAGTTGCCGTAGGTCCAGCTCCTGTAGCGCCACTCGATGCAGTACCACCACGTCGTGCGGCTCGGGGGCTTGGGGGTCACGACCGTCTACTCGGTCTCCCCCTCGGCGTTTCCCTCGGGCTCGGCATCGTACTCAGCTTCGAGCTCCTCGATGCGCGGGTCCAGGTCGTCCGGCTCGTACATCGCCTTGTAGAGGTCGGTGGCCAGGCCGGTGAGGATGAACAGCTTCTTGTCGATGTCGCACAGCTGGTCGACGATGCCGCCGAGCTCCTCTTTGGTGGTCTCTTGTCCCTCGTCGATCGCCTTGCCCACCGCATCGATGCGCTCGAGGACTGCGCTGAGGTCGCCAGCGACCTCCTCGGTGGGTGGAGCAGCCTTCGCCTTGCTGCTACGGGCTTTCCCGCGCGTGGCGGGCTTGCCATTGCTGGGTTCCGGCTTGGCGGCGGCCTTCGTGCTCGAGCCCTTGCTGGTGCTCTTGCCGCCACCCCCCTGGGCCTCCTCGATGTACGCCTTGATCTCCTCGGACTTGGTGTTGGAGCACTCCTTGTTGTCCATTCCGTGGACCTGCACTGCAAGTCGACGAAGCTCGACCCTCGACATGGAGTCGAGGTCTTTTCGCGTGTATGTCTCAGACATGTTTCTTCCTTCTCCTAGATTTCGGCCGTACGCTTTGTTGCAGATATAGAACCTCGTACCGAAGCGCCCACGGCCCGAGGTTCTGAATGATGTCACACCGCGCTTCCCACGCAGCGAACGATACGGTCTGCCATATCCGGCAGCAATACTTGTCGAGGATCTTTTTCTCGGTCACCTCGTTGCACTCGCGGAGGCGGTTGCACGATGCACATTCCTTCGGAACGCTCACCACTTCCTCCTCTTAATGCCCCTCTTGATCTCGTCCCGATAGGCCCGCACATCGTCTGCCCAATTCTGCACGCAGTGCACCACGCGCCCCGCCGGGCAGAGCCAGCAGGCGTAGCTGTCAGCCGAGCAGGAGAGCTGGTCGAACACGTCGGGCCATTCCTCCTGCAACATCAGCATCGACTCCCGATCTTCATCGATCGGGTCCGGGTTGAAGTCCTCTTCATCAGCTGTCCCCTCGAGCAGGCCTACGAGTCCGGCGCGACCGACTCCGCGATGTGCGCGCAAGAAGCCGGCTCGTCGGGCTAGTTCCACCAGCTCGGTCAGGTTGAGCTCCTTGTAGTCGTCGTTCATATTCCTCCTTCGTCAGGCCCACCTCCTCCTCCGGGATTTCCCGAAGCGTGACGTAGATCCCTGGTTCATCAGGGTTGCAGTGCTTCTCGATGATGATGCGGAAGTTGTGCCGATCATCTAGACCAACGGCGTCAGCCGCAGTGTCTTCGAGCAGCTTGACGCGGTTGGTCGCGTCGATTTTGGCGTAGCGATCTTTGGCGCTGTTGGGATAGCCCTTGTTGACCACCTTCTCGAAAAAGATAGCGAGACGCAGCTCGTAGGGCACGTGCTCTTTGACCTTGAGCACAGCCAACCGGCCGCCCTTCTGGATCGCTTGCATCGCCCGGACCTTGAAGCGCCGGGCGTTGGTGGTCAGCCGCTTGCCCATGGGCTTCCCATTGACCCACACCGGCTCGTAAATCTTGTTCGAGCTGGGTGGGAAGATGGGAACCCATACGTGTAGCAGCGGCTTGGTCATTGATTTCCCTTGCGGAACCTACCCAGTACGTCTGGGCGCCCATGCTGTCGTCCCTTGCGCTCGACGCCCGCGGAACGACCCTCAACGCCTTGCCTGCCTTCGAGAGCAGTCATTGAGCGAGATACGGTTTCGATGTCCCGCTTTAGCCCATCGACAATGCCCTCGAGCAGCCGTGCTTTGGTGTCGCTATATTCGTAGTGGGCATCCTGCTGCATGTAGCGGCTGTCCACCCTGGTGTCGTCGTCCTTGTCGGCCACAGTCCCCTCCTTGTTCTTTCGGATGCGGGACCAGCCGTAGGCCTTCTTCTTGTCCGCCGCGTTACGTTTGCAGATCGCCAGCTTGTACTGGCCAATCGCGTAGTCGTACCACCCGGTGAACTGCCCGATCAACTTCTGAAGGTATTTCCACGAGCACTCGCTGAGGTCCACCGGCATCTGGGGACGATCAGCGAAGCCTCCCTTCGTATCTGTCGGACGCTCTCCCATGAGCAGGCCCATATCCAGGACTTCTTGTTCGGCCTCGTCGACAGCACTGTCGTAGTAGGCGAGGCCATCCTCAAACTTGACGTCCCAGCGTGTCATCACGCACCTCCTTTGCGGAACAGACGCGCCGCAGCCTTCGAGGCCCTCTTGCGCTTGGTTGGTGGGTCGCAGACCTTCTTGTATTTGCAGCGCTGACACTGGAATGAGGGCTCCTGGTCAGGCAGCGTCCCTGCGATAGCGTGATCACGCACATAGTTCAGCTTGGTCTCGATGGCCTCCCAGATGCGGTGGTCGAAGACGTGGACGAACTCGGCCAGCGAGCTATCGTTCTTGTTGTAGTAGAGAAAGACGATCACCGGCACGTCCATGCACTTTTGGTAGATCGTTCCCTGCACCTTGTGCTCCGGGTGTGGCCCGGAGGTCTTGGCGTAGCCTGCATCGTTGATGGATTTGATCTCGAGCAGGAAACGGACTTCGTCCTTGCTCAGAATGACCCGACAGTCCCCGTCCGTGTGGCCGGAGATGTCCATCATGTCAGCTACCTCGTTCGTGTCGGGAGCGCAGTCCACCTCGGGGGTGTACTCGAACTCTCCATCACTGCGCCTGGCGATCT